ACTTTCGTGCGCCCTGTTTTAGGCTGTGAGTCGAGATGTCATCCCGATAGAGAGTCCGTGTCGCCGGACCATATCGGTAGTCTCGTCATCGCCCTCAACAGCGACCTTAAACCTAAGTGCACCTGGTAGGTCGTCCAGAGGTATTTCGTGTTCACCAGCGTCTCGTAAAGCATGAAGAAACGCTTGTACGGGATCCGGTTCCGAGTACACCTGTCTGAAGACGTAGAACGCCTCCTTACAGTCGGAAAGGTACGAGTAGAAACGAAGAATCGATTCTTCTCTCGTACGAGCCTTGTGCCTCTCAGGCAATATCATCCTTTGAAGCAGTTCGAACTCCGGTCGTACTGGTTCTCCACAGCGCCAGTACCTCCCGAGAAAGTGAACCAGGTTGGCGTAACCTTCTCTGCTGTTGTGGGTGTCAACCACAGACGTCTTTCCGGCGCCGACCCCTAGAGTGAGGCCCAGATCTGAGAAGGCGGAAGCCAGCTCTCCGACATCGATGCGTACGTCGCTCGCTATAACGGCGTCGTCACCGAGAATGAGCATACGGTCCTGGTTTGGGGCGTGTCCAGTAACCTTTGACCACGCATAATTTATCGCGATCAGGTTAACGATGCTGTCAATAATGCTGGTAAACGCACTACCCGACGGCACACCCCTGTGAACACGATAGACTTCACCCGTATGGCTGAGTAGCCTGGAGTGGATGAAATCTGATACATACCTTTTCCAGAGATCCTCGTCTTCTACGCTAAGATCTAAGTGCGTCTTTGCGATGCCAAAGGCATCATCTATCATCTCCGACGAGATCGACGAGTCGAACCCCGAGAAGTCGAAGCAGTAGATGTAGCGGAACCTCGATTCGAGTTCCGAGACGAGCGCCCCTTTGTCCATGTCTCTGAGTCCCCAGACGAACGGACGACGCTTCGCCATTGCTTCGCTAACGCGTTTCGAGAAACGCGTCCCCACAATAGTCGTAGAGAGCGACGCCATCCATACAAGCCGAGTTTTTGGCCCAGCATTGCCAGACTGCACCCTACGGCCAGCCAGGTAAGGGTGAAAGCTCCGCTTCCCAGCGGTGATAGCTTCCACATCCCTGAGGGCACTATCCATCGCGTCTTTATTGCGACAGAAGTAAGGATACCCAGCGTAATGGCTATTGTGGATATGATTTTCCACCACTTCCACCACGCTATAAGGCCGTCGTGCTCCGGTCTGGTCACCTGCAACACTAAGCGCTGCAGAGACTGCTCGTCGGTAGTGAACGGACTGCCAGACTGGAGTTCTACTCGCGGGATTATCTCCAGCGCATCCATCTCCATTGGCAGCTCTCCAGTTGCGAGAGCCCACGCGACGAGTAGCTGAGTCCGCCGATCGAAGTTCGTGATTGCGACGGGCTCGCCAGGTCGAGACGTAAACTGGGCGCGAAGCTCCTCCTTTACACGAGCAGAGCTCGATTCTGGTTCTGAACGATGCGTTACCTCCTGATCGGAGAACGCCGGGATTTGAGTGAATGGGACACCCGTACCTTTCAAGTCCCTTTTCCACCCATTGAGGGTCCGTGACACTTCGGTTGTCCCTCCCGTAATCCAGGGTGTCTGGGTATCGTGGCGCCAGGATTGATTCGATCCCTCGATCAACCGCCACTTCAACCACTTGACGTCCTAGGTTTCGGAGTGCAACCTTAACTTTCTGGTTGCAGCGGATCTCGCCAAGGTGATCAACCCCGGCCCGCGTCTCAATTTTGAGATCTCCCTCTGATTGCGGCAATACTGCGGTCACGATGGGCCGCCTCCTTCCGCGACCGGCCCTTAACCGGACGGTTTAAGGGCGTTACAGTGTCGCGCGTCCGCGCGAAGCTCGCACTAGCGATACAGACCGCCACGTCTGCGTGCGGCTCTACGAGAGCATCGAGTGTCTTACGGACACTAATCGGCTCCCAATGGGAGGTAAACG